TTTGGTGGTGTACTTGACGGATTCCAAGCGGTTGAAGGTGGATTAGGTTTAATCGGTATTGAAGGCGAATCGGTGCAACAAGCTATGTTAAAAGTTCAAAGCGCTATGGCCTTATCTCAAGGGATTCAAGGCTTAATGGAAGCAAAGGATTCATTTAAGCAACTTGGAAGCGTAGTTAAAGACGTAATCGCTCAGTTATTTAAAAAGAACGCAATTACCACGGCGGGAGCAGCAATAGACAAAGCAAATGTAGTTACAACGGGCGCTCAAGCGGTTGCTTCAAGTAGTTTAGCCACGGCTCAAACGGGAGTATCCGTTTCCACGGGAGTAGCGAGCAATGCAATGAAGTTATTTAAAATTGCGTTGATTTCCACGGGTATAGGTGCTATTGTTGTGGGGGTTGGTTTATTGGTTGCTAACTTTGATAAATTATCAGGTGCGGTAATGTGGGCGCGTGAAAAGTTCGAAAAATTAGGAACTGGTGTTAAAATTGCAATAGGGGTAGCGGCTGCCGTATTCGCGCCATTCCTACTTGTTATTTATGGAGTTATAAAAGCGCTTGAGTATTTTGGTTTTGTTGACGATGTGAACACGGCAAAGATGAAAAAGAACGCGCACGACCACACGGAAGCGGTTGTTAAAAGCGCAAATAAACGTGCGCAAGCCATAAAAAAGGAACAAACACAAAACGACGCTAAAGCACAACGCGAAATAGATTTAGCAAAGGCTTCGGGTAAGGCTACTTACGAAATGGAATTAGCTAAAGCTAAAGCGCATTTAGCAAGTGGACGCGTTTATTTAGAAGTTCAAAAATCTAAAATGAAGGCAATGAAAGCCGAAATGGATTTGCTACTAGCAACCGAGGACGAAGATTCAGATAGATATAAAGAGTTAAAGAAACGAGCGGAAGCCGTTAGAAAAATAATGGACGAGACCTACAAAGATAACGTAGACACTAAACACGCTATCGCAGTAATGGAGGCCGAGCATAACAAGGAAATGGCGGATAAAGCCAAGGAAGCAGGGGATAAGGCAAAACAAACTGCGGAACAAAACCGAAAGGCTTACATAGACAACTTAAAAAAACAATACGAAGACCAAAGCAAATTAGAAGAAGAAGCCGAAAACCAAAAGTTAGCCTTAATGGAAGACGGAATCGAAAAAGAAAAAGCACTCCGTCAAGACGCTTATAACGATTACCGCGACAACTTCTTAAAAGAACGAATAGCAGATGAACAAGAAGCACTAAATAAACAATACGAGTCGGGCAAAATAAGTCGCGAAGAATATAACAAACAACTCGAAGATTTAAGGGTAAACGCGGAATCTAAATTAACCGAGCAAGAACGACAAATACTTGTAAACGCTAAAGAACTTTTGAATAAGGACTTGTTAGCAATAGATGAAAAGCACCAAGCCGAAATATTAAAGCGAACTCAAGATTTCCAAAAGAAGATTAAAGACGAAGAAAAGAAAAGACAAGAAGATTTCTTAAACCAAGTTGAAAATTTACAAGAACTAAACTACCAGGCCAGTTTAAGCGACCAAGCAAAAGAACTTTACTTACTCGAAGAAAAGTACGCAGAAATGCAACGACTCGCGCAAGGTAACGCGGACGCAGAAAAAACAATAACCGAAGCCAAAAACCGCGAAGTTAACGAAATCAATAAGAAATACACGGACGCAGAAAAAGCACGTAAAGAAGAAGCAATTAAACGAGACGCTGATTTAGCAAAACAAGGACTAACTTTAATTTCCGACCTTACGGAATTATTTGGTAAGAAGGGAGAAAAACAAGCGAAACGAGCGTTCCAAATTAAAAAGGCCGCAAGTATATCAAGCGCATTAATTGACACGTTCTTAAGTGCGCGTTCGGCTTACTTATCGCAGTTTACACCCGTTCCCGACCCTTCTTCGCCAGTTCGTGGTGGTGTAGCCGCAGCCATAGCCGTAGCAAGTGGATTAGCGGGAGTTGCTAAAATTGCTTCGCAAAAATTCGAGGGTGGTGGTTCAACTGCGGGTGGTGGTGGCGCTTCCGAAGGTGGTGGCGGTGGTATGTCGGGCGGAACTCAAGCGCCTTCGTTTAATGTCGTAGGTAATAACGGACTTAATCAACTTTCGCAACTTCAACAACAACCTACACAAGCCTACGTAGTTAGCGGACAAGTAACAACGGCGCAAAGTTTAGATAGAAACCGAATACAAAACGCAACACTTTAACACAAATTAAATTATTAAGTTATGAGAATAATCGAACTAATTATAGACGAAAACGACGAACAAAGCGGAATAGAGGCAGTAAGCGTTGTTAAATCCCCTGCAATCGAAGAAAACTTTGTAGCGTTAAATAAACACGAAATCGAACTCAAAGAAGTTGACGCGGAGAAACGTATTTTAATGGGTGCGGCTTTAGTTCCTAACAAACAAATTTACCGACGAAACGCAAAGAACGAAGAATACTATATTTATTTCTCCGAGGATACAATCAGGAAAGCCAGTGAATTATTTTTAATGCGTTCAAATCAAAACAACGCGACTTACGAACACGAAAAAAAGTTAAAAGGTTTAAGCGTGGTTGAATCTTGGATAATAGAAGACGAAAAAAAGGACAAATCAAATTTATACGGATTCAAACTACCAAAAGGTACTTGGATGATTTCGATGAAAGTAAACAACGACGAAGTTTGGAACGATGTTAAAGAAGGCAAAGTAAAAGGCTTTTCAATCGAAGGTTACTTCGCGGATAAATTCGAAATGAGTAGCGAAGAACACGAAGCCACCGAAATCGTAAACGAACTTAAAAATCTATTAAATATAAAATAAATGAGCAATCTAAACACTATCCTAAACAAGTTAGGAAAAATTGAATTAGAAAACCATCAAGTAAATTTAGCTTTGGTTGACGATTTAAAAACTATTGTGGCTAAAATAAAATCAGAAGAAGGAGAATCTAATAAAATGAAAAACGATTCTTTAAAAGCTAAAAAAATGTTTGACGATGCGATTAATTTAAAAAACGCATTACAAAGTAATTACGAAGCAAACAAAGTTAAATATGAAAAGCAACGTAAAGAAAGTAACGATTTCTTTAAAAAGATTTCAGCTCAAGCAAAAGAATTAGGAATATCAATTAATGATTTACCTATTTACAAAGAGTATTTAGACGCAAGTAATGTTCTTAACCAATTAGATAAATCAAACCAAGATAATTGGAGTTTAATTTCTAAATACTAAAAAGAATAAGGGTGAAGGCACGAAGACAAGAAATAAGAAATAGTCCACGTGGTGGTAAGCGTGGTTGTTTATGCAAGAACAATACTTACGATTCAAAGTGTTGCACGGGCGAACTACAAAACCAAGGAATCGGAAGCGACGTAACACCACCGAATCCCGTTCCACCACCCCCGCTTTGGTATCCGAAGCCATAACAAAATGCAACAAAACTTTTAACCTTTAATTATAATAATATGAAAACAATTTTAGACAAAATCAACAAGGCGGACGAAATCCAAGCGAGCAAAGTTGAGTTAGGTAAACACGAAGTCGAGTTAAACGTAATAGAAGATTTCTTGAAATCATTAGCAGCGGCTCAAGATTTATTAAAAAGTTCTGCAAATGACGTTGTAGAAGTTAGAAAATCATTAGACCCAATACTTCGAAAATTAGAAATGGCAAAAAGCGCATTTTCTCGTTCCGAAATGGTTGGTTCAAATACTATTAAACAGGTAAAAGCATTAGGATTAGAACTACCGAGTAATTTTGGTGCTGCATACGATAGATTAGCAAAAGACGCTAAAAGAACTGAAGATTCAATTAAAAAACTAACTTCACTTAAAACAGATTTAGCAATATAAATAAAAACAAATGAAAAATAGCACACTATTAGAAAAAATCAAAGCGTTGTTATCTAACGAAATTAAGTTAGAGCAAATGCTTATGGGCGACGGAGTAACTAAAATTGAAGCGGAAACATTTGAAGCGGGTAAAGAAGTTTTTGTCGTAACGGAAGACGAACAAAAGATAGCCGTTCCCGTTGGCGAATACGAACTAGAAGACGGACGAATTCTTGTTATAGTTGAAGAAGGTATTATTTCCGAGGTTAAAGAAAAGGAAGAGGAAGTAGAGGAAGTTGAGGAAGAAGCAACCGAAGAAACTACCGAGCCAATGCCCGAAGAAGAAATGAGCGCACCCGTATCTACTCCTAAAAAAACAATCGAATCAATCGTTAAAGAAACATTCTTTAGCGAAATGGAAAAATTAAAAGAAGAAAACGAAGCGTTAAAAGTTGAGTTAGCGAAGTTAACCAAAGTTGACGAAGTTGCATTAGAAGCAACCGAACTTATGGAAACACCCGAGCCGATTTCTTTTAACCCTGAAAACGAAGCTAAAACCGAGTTCGTAAAAATCGGTAAAAAAGCACCACGCGGAATTATGGATTCCGTACTTAACAAAATGTATAAATAATTAAATTAAAAAAAAATGCCAAATCCAACTATTACTACTTCGTACGCAGGCCAGTGGGCAGGTAAGTACGTTTCTGCGGCTCTTTTGAGCGCACCAACTATCGAGGGTG